GTTCATCAATTCTGCTTCTGGGTTCAACTCCTGTTGGATCAAATTATCAATGTTGTAGCCAAAGCTATACACTTTAATTTTGCCTTCGAGTTGTGGAAACTGCGGGTCTTTCTTAATGTAAACAAGAGAGTAATAATTGTAAGCTCTCATGAAATTCTTTTGAATCTCTTTTACGATTTCAGGTTCTTCGTTTGCTAATTTACGAAGCTCTAGATCAAGCGTCCATAAGATAGACGGTTTGCCTAGTGAAGATGGGCAGTCTAGTGTAAATCTTTCGCCTGTCAACGGGTTTGTTAGTCGAGCATAATACTTCTTGTATTTACTCTTAGCTGGATCCCCGATCCAAGGAATAAATCTGATTACTGAACGGTAAACTCCATTTTGAGCTTGATCTGGTCCAGGGTTGTAGAGGTTTTCATCTACGCTACGTGCGGTGCCGGCTTTCGGCGCGGTAAAGTCTTCGGTGTTTAAATTGAATAAATCCATTGTTTCTTTGGTTTTTTAAGTTTATTATAGATATTTTACCCAATAAACTGCCAAAGTTTTACTCGAATTTAATATTATGTTGAGATGCCCAGGCTTGCCATGTGGTAAGAACAATTTCTATTTGTTCCTGGGTAATAAATCCTAATTCTAGGAATGGGGTTAGGTATTCAATTGCACACGCTCTTACTGTTTGGCCAGATAACTGAGCCTCTTCGGCTAGTCCGCTAACCTGTGCAGGTATTTCGTCGCTTAGGATAAAATATCGATAGTTGGATTTTGCAAGTTCCCTAGTAATAGGTCTGGGTATTTTAACTTTGTGATCTGGTGAAAAGTTAGGGCCTCTTTGTAAAATGTGTTCAACTTCGTGTCGAGCAACATCAAGAATTCTGGCTTTTAGTTTTGGTGAATTAATTTGGGTTTGGTCAACTGCAACTGAAATTTCAATCTCGGCTCCATCTTCGTTATCTCCACCAAATGAATCTCCATCTATTGCAAATCCAAACTTTTCAAATTTTAAGACCTCAGACGGAACTGTTTTAAAATATAGGTCCTTAGTTGGATGCAGAGTATCAGTAATCTTAATGTTGACCTTTAAGTCAAAATAAATTGGATCTTTATATTCTAAATCAAAAGAACGATATCTTTCGGGTTTTCCAACATTTTGCTGAATTAACCGAATGATATCGTTAGTTATATTTTGTGAAAGTTCACTTAGCTGCATTATGCTAAAAATATTAAGTTAATGTCTTTGGTAGTAGGTTCTCCTTCTTTAGTAAAATCTATATCAATTACAGTTTGAGCTTTTCCAAATTCGTCAGCCTGTACAGCTTTTGTGAATTTTTTATGGGCGTCTTTAACTTCAATATCTTTGCCTGATAAGTAGTCTAAAATTTCTTGTTCTGACTCCTTTGCATTTTTAGTAATCCATTCTTTAACTCTATCGAGGTCTAGAACGTATTCGTTGAATTGCTTAGTTGTCATATCGCCAGGCATAGCGACTGAACCAATTGGATTTGATATTAAAATTGCTCTAATTTGAGCAGGTTTGCCAGGTGCAACCGGCACGGCCGGAGCAGCAACCGCTGGATCCATTGACATTGGGTCAGTTTGTTCGGTTAACCAGGAATTAAAATTCTTAAGCATAGTATTGGCCTCTTTATTCTATTTATTAAGAAGAACAGGCAATACAATCGTCTGGATTATCAATTGAACAAGTTAAATCACTTTGAATTTGCTCAGCAGTTAGGGTAGACTTTTTTAGTGCAGCTGAATCAACTCCAAGGCCCGCTATTGCATCAACGGCAGATTCGGTTCTTAAGTAGTACATTCCAGTTTTAAGACCCTTTCTCCAAGAGTGGAAATGTGCAGAAGTTAATTTAGCAGCATTTGCATCTTTAATAAAAAGGTTAAGCGACTGTGACTGACATATAAATTTACCACGGTCAGCTGACATATCAATAATGTCTTTCTGTTTTAATTCCCAAACTGTTTTATAGATTTCTCTAATTTCAACAGGAATTTCTGCAATATTTTGAACAGAGCCCTTTTCAGTAATAATTCTATTCTTTATATTGTCTGACCATAGATCCAATTCAACTAGGTCTCTAACTAGGTGCTTGTTAACAATAACAAATTCTCCAGATAGGGTTCTTCTAGTATACAAATTTGATGTAAATGCCTCAAACGCTTCGTTATTACCCATAATTTGAGCAGTGGACGCAGTTGGCATTGGTGCTAATAATAATGAATTGCGTGCGCCAGTTTTTACAACCTGCTTTCTTAATGCAGACCAATCCCATCTTCCAGAAAATTTGGACTCGTCAGCTTGCCATAGATTAAACTGAAATTGGCCTTGGCTTAAAGGACTGCCTTCAAACGATTCGTATGCACCAAGTTTCTTAGCAAGATCGGCTGAAGCTTTCATTGAAGCAAAATAAATTGTTTCAAAAATGTCTTCATTTAGAGATTTAGCTTCATCTGAAGTAAAAGGTAAGCCTAAAATTGCAAATGTATCGGCCAATCCCTGAATACCGATTCCAATTGGACGGTGTTTCATATTAGAGGCCCTGGTCTCTGGAGTTGGATAGAAATTAATATCAATTACCTTATTAAGATTTAGGGTAGTTTGATAAGTAACATCGTATAGTGCTTGATGATCGTATTCTGCATGAGCTCTACGCTGCTTTAGCGATCGTTTCTCTGGAAACTTGATAAATTGATTAACTGCAATTGAAGCAAGATTACAAACAGCTTGCTCGTCTTTGCTTGTGTATTCCATAATCTCTGTACATAAGTTTGAAGACTTAATTGTACCTAGATTTTTTTGATTAGATTTCTCATTAGCTGCATCTTTATAAAGAATATAAGGAGTACCTGTTTCAATTTGAGATTCTAATACCCTTTGCCAAAGAGCTCTTGCTTTTATTGTGCGACGACCCCTTCCTTCACTTTCAAGTCTTTCGTAATTTTCTTTAAATTCTTGACCGTGCATTTCCCAAAGTTCAACACCAATTTCAGCTGGACAAAATAGAGTCCAATCTGCATCGGCTTCAACTCTTTCCATAAATAAATCAGGCGTCCATAATGCTAAGAAAAGATCCCTAGCTCGGCGTTCTTCTTTACCATGGTTTTTACGAAGATCTAACCAATCCTCGACGTCAGCATGCCAAGGTTCAAGGTAAATTGCAAATGAGCCTTTACGCTTTCCGCCACCTTGATCAACATATCTAGCTGTTTCGTTAAATACTTTAAGCATTGGAACAATTCCATTAGAGGATCCATTTGTTCCTTTAATATAGGAACCCGTTGCTCTAATATTATGTATAGATAACCCAATTCCACCTGCATTTTGTGAAATCGCTGCCACATCAGAAAGGGTTTTATAAATTCCTTGAATTGAATCTTCCTGCATAGTTAATAGGAAACACGAAGACAATTGAGGGCGTCTTGTTCCAGCGTTGAATAACGTAGGAGTTGCATGTGTCATTTTGTGAGTAGACAATAATTCGTATGTCTTTAACACATTTTGAATATCTTCTCCCCAAATACCAACTGCTACTCTCATGTACATATGTTGAGGAGCCTCTGCAGTTTCACCATTTATTTTTAATAGGTAACTCTTTTCAAGGGTCTTAAATCCAAAATAGTCAAAATTAAAATCTCTATCGTGTAGGATAGATTCATTTAATGTATCAGCATGCTTACGAACAGCTTTAATTACGTCATCGTTAATTAAGCCAGCTGGTAATAATGTTTTAGGATCAATATATGAATACAAAGATTCAATAACATCTGAAAACTTTTTACTAACGGTTTTATGTAAACGCGTAATTGCAATTCTTGCAGCAAGGTATGAATAATCTGGGTGGGCATGATTTAAAGAAGCAGCGGTTTCTGCTGCTAAATTATCAAGCTCAGCTGTAGTAATTCCATCATAAATACCGGAAACTACTTTAGTAGCAACCTCTAACGCATCTACGAAATCTGAATTTAAACCATATGTTTGTTTTTTAATACGGTTGGTAATCTTATCTAGTCTAAGTGTCTCTAACGAGCCATCTCTTTTGGTAACCTTCATGTCCTTATCTCTTATTTTTTAAAAATCCTCGTCGGTAGAAAAATCTTGAATACTCGCAGAGTTTACGCCGGCCTTTTGGTATTCTCCAACTCTTTTTTCAAAGAAGTTAGTTTTTCCTTTAAGTGCAATATTAGTCATAAAGTCAAATGGGTTTTTAACATTAAACTCTTTACTGCAACCTAAGTCAAGCAGCAATCTATCTGTAACAAATTCCAGATATTGCTTCATTAAGTCAGCATTCATACCGATGAGTCTAACTGGAAGAGACTCTGTAATGAATTCTTTTTCAATTTCCAAAGCAGAAAGAATAATCTCTTTGATTTTTTCTTCGGAAACTTTATTTACAATATGATTATTATGTAGGTGTACTGCAAAATCTGTATGCATACCCTCATCTCTTGAAATAAGTTCATTTGAAAAACTTAGTCCTGGCATAAGGCCTCTTTTCTTTAACCAAAATATTGAACAAAAAGAGCCAGAAAAGAAGATACCTTCGACTGCAGCAAATGCAATTAGTCTCTCAGCAAATGAATCACTTTTAATCCATTTTAACGCCCATTCTGCTTTTTTCTTAACTGCGTCAATTGTATCAATCGCGTTGAATAAGTGGGCCTTTTCTTCTTCGTCACTAATATAGGTATCAATAAGAAGTGAATATGTTTCAGAATGGATATTCTCCATCATAATTTGAAAACCATAGAAAAATTTAGCTTCTGGGTATTGAACCTCTTTCACAAAATTTTCAGCTAAGTTCTCGTTTACAATGCCATCTGATGCGGCAAAGAAAGCTAATACGTTTTTAACAAAATAACGCTCATCGTCGTTAAGTTTAGTTCGCCAGTCAGTTAAGTCCGCGGCTAAGTCAATTTCTTCGGCTGTCCAAAAAGACGCCTCTGACCTTTTATAAAAGTCCCACAGATCATGATGCTGAATAGGGAAGATGACGAATCTGTGCGGATTCTCGGTTAGAATCGGTTCCATTTTTAATTTATTTTTTTAAATGTGAATAAAGATTGACTCGGTTGTGCTTTAAAAATGGATGTTGATTTGTGATAAGCTGCGCTGTTTTCTGTAGTTTGACGTGCTTTCAACTTAACATCTAGTGTACTTTTACCGTGTGTCATATAAGGATATTTATCTTAATATACTTAATCTAACAGTACTTCGAACCCTAAATTTTGTTTTATTACATCAACTTTTTGTATTAATACTCGACCATCAACACTGTGATCTTGCATTACAGTAGCAGATACTGAAACAGAAATAGTTTGCTCATCAGGTAGAGTCATTGTCATAGACCCTTTACTATATGAATAGTTTAAAATTTGGTTCTCAATGCCGTCCTTAAGGCTTTGCCAGCTTTTCTTAACTGGATCAATTGAGTCTGGATTGGTGGTAAGTATAATTCTGTACTCTCCTTTCTTCTGCACGACGTCTTTAACCCAGAAGTCAATTTGATTGCCTGAACGTAAACCTTTTGAGAATTCCTTAAAGGCTGCGTCATTTTCAAAATCTGACTTGTGTATAAGTCCGGTGTAGTAGTTTTGGAATTCAACAAATATTCCAAAGTCATAAGGATTATTAGTAAGAGTTCCAGTATATTTCTGGCTAAATGATAGATCAGATACTTTTTGAGGAAGGGTTTCTTTAATATATTTCTTGTATGAAACAATGAATAGGTTATTAACTGAATCATAATTTTCAACCATAACTGGAATTTCTTTGTGTAGATACTCAGAGAAATCTCTAATTACGTTGGCTGCAGCGTGTGAACCTGGTAAGAAACATTTAATTTGGTTTTTATAGATTGCAAGGTAACCTCCTTTAATAAGCTCAACCACTTTAACATAGAACCATTTATTATTCTTAGTAAAGTATTCAACGTCTTCTCTAAGAGTAAGGGCTGCACATTTTTTCTCTGATCCAAGAATTTCGCTCATGTTAGATTTATAGATCATAACTTTATATTTACGATCTTCATTTAGGAGGCTTAACGAAGGTTCCTGAGAAAATTCTCTAAATGGTACAAAAATACTAGTCATTGTTGAAGAGTCTTCCATTTCAACCATTGACATAGCAAAGTCAATTTTCTTAAGGCTAACTGTTCTGATTTCTCCTACCGGAATATCTTTACTTGCAGTCGGTAATTGATGACCAGCTTCTGATCCAAAATATTTATCGTATAGGTCCTGAGCATACGGCTCCTTACAGAAAATTTTAACATTAGCTTTTCGATCGGCTTCTGATAATTTAACTGAGTTGTTAATTTTTGAATTTCCTTGTGAAAAAAGAATTTCAAGTTCCTCGTTGGTATAAGTCATATTTTTATATTTGAATAATCTAAAATATTATACAGATAAAGAGGTAGTAGTTTTGATTATGGGGTAGGAACATACACTGGCGTACCTAAAAAATCTTGGCCTAAAATAGTACCAGTTGCGGCCTTTGCTTTATGCGCTAAATCATCTAAAAACATAACATATAAAGGGTTCTTCATAGTTAGCCTATCCCAAGTTGGAAGGTCATCTTGATTTAGGATTGGGTGTACACCTGCTCGTAGAATATTTCCAAGCCCTAGAGATTGGCCAGCCGCGATCGGTAAATATACGGCAATTTCTGGTAAATTCTTAGCAGCTTTGTCCATTACTTTTAAAATTTCCAATTGAGCTAACAGGATTAATTGGTTAACTGTTTTAATAAAAGCTGGGGTTGGGAGGGATCTTTCAAGCGCCTCTTTAATCATTTTATAGATTTTAAGAAATGGATTTGTCATATCAAACAACATGGTAAATGCACCCTTAACCCCTTTTAATAAGTTAATTAATTTAAATAAGGATTGTAGTGGCGCTAGTAAAGTTTCTATTAATTCAGTAATTGCCATTTTAATTGCAACCTTAATTCCTCTGTATAGTGCAGAGATCCAGGCACTTGAAATTGCAGTAATTGGTAAATCACATATTCTAATAGGTAATAGGCTTAATATTTTATCCATTAAAACCTGAATACCCGCTTTTAATAACGGTTTAATTAATGAATCTAAGTTGATTGTTAATTGTGGTACACCTAATATTCTAGGAGGAAATCCTAGTGGAATTCTTAATAGTGGTAAGAATGGCTTTAATATGCTTAAAAGAAGTTGCAGAGCGGCTGCCCCATTTAACGGAATATCTATATTTGGAATAGATTTAGCTATAAGATTTGTTATTGATTGGATAATTTCCCTTGTTACACTAAATACTTCGCCAAATATAGATTTGATTAAGTCAGTCGTTAGTGCATCAATTGCGGTATGAGCCAATTGTCTAAACGACATAATAATAGCAAGCACAAGCGGATCAATAAATTGAGGTATTGCAAGATCGCTTGGGCAACACTTAGGTTTTACAATTTGTGTAAAATTACCCAGCGCATTTTTAATTGGTTTAGTAAATCCAGCAACAGAGTGGCCCAGTAATTCAGCAAAACGTTTTCTTTTTTTAATCTCGGCCTCATAAACAAAGTTCGAAACCGTTATTTTATTAATTGAAAGTGCTCTTGGTGTTTCTTGACCAATCTTTTTTTCATAGGATTGTACTCGAGCGGCCTGCTTTGGATGATTTTTATCATACTCAGCATTTCTTTCATTAAATCTTTTTCTTTTTGCAATTTCTGCATCAACCTTTCGTTGAAATTCTGGAGAATCTCTTTTTACCTTTAGGTTTTTTCCAGAAAAAACATCGCATATTTGATCAACGTAACCCTTTGCAGTTTTCTTAAATGCGGTTACACTTTCGACTTTAGTTATATCAACTTTAGCCGCGGCTGCATCAATTGAGGCATTTAAATCTAAATCTCGCATTGCTTTTCTAAACTTCTTATTAAAGTTAATAGATTTGGCTTTTCCAAAGTTTGTTCTTGACATATACTCCATAACAGAATCAATTACTCCATCAAGCATGGCTTCAGGTTTAATTGATTTGCCCTTGTCTTTTGGAATAGTATAGGTTCCAAGTTTAAGTTTATCTAAAAATTTATCTAAATCTAGAGAAAGAGACAATACCATTTCTTTACACTCATCCGAATCAATATTTAAGTTTGAGTGTGAGAAGTTAGATGGAATATTTGAATAAAGATTACCTGGATCGCAGTTTAGCCAGGCTTGGTCAAAATTATACGGAAGACCTGCTAGAGTAGTTTGTCGATTTTTAGCAGAGTCTTGGGCGCTTTTTAATGCGATTGAAAAATTAGGTAATTCAAAATCTCCAAGTTCATCTATTTTAACACAAATCGTGCGATTTATATTTTTAACAAATACTTTAAAATCATTTAAGGAAGCAGTTGCAGTATCTAAAAAATCTTCATCTCCAGTTTTCCAGGCTGGTTTTTCGCCTGGTTTAAATGGAATATTGAAACCATTTGGCATTAATTTACCAGGATCAGCTAATTCCAATAAGGCTTGAGCCTGTGCTGCAACTTTTGCTACTTTTTGCAATTTCGCATTTACCATGATATTACCAAATGTAATTGTCTTTGCGCCAGTTCCGCTAGGTTTTCCAATTGATGTTTGGTTTATACCCAATGGAGAAACGCTAGCTTCATCTAGTGTATATCCAACTGGATCAAATTGACCCTGTAGTGCTCTAAAACTTAATAGGATAATCTTTTTTCCATCTGGTCCAATGTACATAACAATTGGTGATGGAACGATTCCACACTGTACATACCAAATAACTAGAGTACCAAATGGTAAGTTTAAGGTTACTATATGAAACCAAATTTGAGGTAGTGGAATTCTAATTGGATATGGAGTTGGAATAATTAAGCCAACCGGCCAATATCTTAATGCGGGTAAGCGCATAATATCTGGAATAGGTAATAGGTTTAGCTTATTTAGGTGTTTAGTTACCTCTTTCCAATAACAGCCACATGTATAATCTGGATTAGCTTCAGTTGGCTGCACGGTCATTGATTTGTAACCCAATGGGTCAGAGCCGGCTTTTGCTAATTTTTTACAAGGGCCCTCATCAGGCGGAACACAGCCAGTTGCCGCAAGAGCTTTGGCTAAATCGTCTGGTTTTGGCGAATTTGCCTCTTTTATCTTAGCGATTCGGGTTTCAATGTCTTTAATTAAACCTAATACTTCAGCTGAGCTGTTTTTAATTGCAGTTCTGGCATTTTGCCCATATGCGCTTGGTAAAACCTCTACTCCATTTACGATAAGTTTTTCAGTAGGTTTTGCCTCTATACTACCATTATTGACAACATCAAATACCTGTTTTTTGGCAAGATTTGATAATTTTAAAAATTTACCAGAGCTAACTAAGTCTTTTCTAAATTTCTGACGCTCTACTTCAATACGGGCTTCAATCTTAGGCTCAAGATCTTCATAAAATTGCTGATACTTTTCAGTATTTTCAATATAGAACGTTTCCTCTGTACCATTTGATCTTTTTTCTTTAACTATTCCGTCGAGACCTTCCTTTTTTAATTTTTTATCAACGCTAACTGAACTTGTGGTTAAACCTTTTTCTTGTAGCGTAAATAATTTTAAAGGATCCTCAATCTTTTTATAAAATTCTGCAAGCGAGCCAGTAAATGGATATAAAATATCGGTTGCGGCGGTATCAGTGTATAGCTGTGATGCAAATCTAACAACTTCTAACTTTCTTTTTTGAAAAACTTTAGCTTGTGTTTCATACACAGCATCCTCAGGTGATATTTTAATATCAACTGTAACCTGCTTGGTTTCAGAATTACCAAATTGATCAACTTTACCAGTTTTTTGATTTTCTGAAGATTTAACCGTGAACCCGGATTTTCCTGGTAAAGTTATTAAAAAGGTTGGGTTTGTTGAATTATAAGAATATGTAATTGGCGAGATTCTGCCGATTGCGCCTACTCCTATTGGTTTTTTACTAAAATATGCTTCGACTTGGTCTTTAATATCTGCATTTAGTTTGTCTATTTCAGATAGTGTAGTTGTAGTTGCTGCAACGTTAAATTTATAGGAATTATATTCAAATTTATTTAGGATTGTAGTAAAAGATGGAGCAGCTGTAGGAACAGTAAATCTTGCATCAAGGTCTTTAACTACTAAATTAAAAAATTCTTGGCGTGTTTTATAAAAATACTCAGCTGGATATAGAAGATCCCGTAATTCGTTTAATCTTG